GATATATCTTAATGATTACAATCCCACTTCCCCACGGTCACCTATCCACGTCATGCGCTGGTTGAACCAGCGGGTGTAATCAATATTTTTAAGAACTTATTTAGAAAATAAGTCCCACAAGCTTATGAATCTCTCGATAAAACACTTGTGGGACATTTGTTTCACAAAGATAAGTAGAATTTTTGGTTCAGTCAAATCTTTTTTGAAACTTTTGGGTTTGGGGATATTCTGTCTTCTCAGACAGAGACATATAAATATCTACATATTTACCAAAAGTCATTCATCATCCAAATTATCTATTTGTCTGTTCATATCAAGAACAGCCAAAACAACAAAGAGGAATAATATTACTACTACAAAACCTAAAATCATTTTAATATAATTTCTGCAAGTTTAAAAAGATATTCACCCGAAGTTTCTTCCTTAATCTCTTCGATTGGAAAATATTTGGCGTCGGTATGTTCTTCACCATCAATCGCGTTAACCAAGTCAGGCATAATCTCATCATCAACATTTAGAAGATAAACATACATTAAACCTTTAACCTTTTTACCATCTCTTGTATGACGAGGAATTAACCCAACAAATTGGAGTTCTTGGTCATCGATGTTAATTGCGGTTTCTTCAAAGAATTCTCTTCGAGCACCCTCTTGAGTAGTTTCTCCATCCTCAAGTTTACCGCCAGGTATGGACCACATTCCAGGGAATGAACCCAAGTTATTTCTCTTACATAGAAGAAGTTTGTTTTTACATTTTACGGCTACGCCAACGTATCTTTTTTTATCCATAGTATTTATATGTATATGAAGGTTAAAATTAATCAAAATATTTTTAATATCAAAACTTTAATCGATAAAAAATCCCAATCTATTGGAATGATGGGTAAGACTTTCGATTCTACGTTTGATGGTCTTCTTTTTCTTATGGGTGGAAAGAAACAATGTTTTTGGATGAAGAACTGTGTCATTCCTTTAGATATAATCATAATCAAAAACAACGTCATCGTTAATATCCACCACAGTTGTCCCCCTTGTAATGAAGACCCTTGTCCTTCTTATTGTGGTAGAGGTAACATTGTATTAGAATTGGAGGGTGGAAGTTGTGAAGATTTGAATATCCAACCAGGTGATACAGTTGAATATCTATTCTAATTCTTCCAAATCGTTTCTTTAACTTCTTCTTTGTGAGCAATATATCTCGCCAAAACAAAAAAGTAATCACTCAATCTGTTTAGATACATTGATATCGGGTGAAGTTTTATAAAGTTATCCAAAACCTTACATTCAAGAACTTCAATTTCAGTTCTTCTTGCAATTGTTCTACAGATGTGTGCTGTGGCAACTGACCTACTACCCTTTGGTAAAATAAAATTTTTAAGTTCTGGTAATTCTTTATTCATTGTATCCATAGCTTCTTCAAGTGATTTGATATCTTCTTGAGTTACTTCTGTCAGTTCAATGTTATTATCATTAATAATCATTGAACCAGCATTGAATAAATTCCATTGAATGATTTCAAATAGTCCATTAATATCTAATATCTCACTTCTAAGTAACCCCACAAATGAGTTCAACTCATCTAATGAACCAACCGCCTTTATTTCTTGAATTGTTTTGGAAACTCTTCGTCCTGATAACAGACTTGTTGTTCCGTCGTCACCTTTCTTCGTATATACTTTATTTGCCATGGACAAATAATATAAAATAATTATGAAGTTTCAACTGATTGTTTGGATTGTTCAATCTTTTCTAATAACTTCTTTCTAAATTCTTCAGATAACATTTTCAAGAACTTAATGTAAGGTGCATCTTCTCTTTCAGGGTCGTATTTGTAAGAACCTGATGGAGGTCTTTTAGCTCTTCCTAAGTAGTTAAGACCTGATATGTTTGTGATACATTTGTGTCCTCCTGATTGAGATTGAATTAAATCCCAAGCATTGATACCGATTTTGTCCAACATTCCTTTTTGTTCTTCAGATAGTTCTGTGAATGGAGTATCCATCATTTCTTTGATGTCACCCAAAACCTTTTCGCCTCCGTCCATCATCATAAACTTCCCACCATAAAGAGCATCAAAATCTTTGAACGTGAACCCAACACTTTCGGGACCGACCGAAGTTTCACTAATCCATTTGATAGTCGATAAAGGTATTTTCTTTTCTTTGAGTTGACCTTCCCATTTCCCCAATACTTCTTGAGCGATTTCCCCAAGATTAACACCTTTAAGTTCCCTTTCCTTTTTGAACGGATTACAAGAAACCTGTAATAACCCAAGCGGCCATGCCATGATGAGAAAGTCTGCATCAGGATTGTTTCTAAATGGGGTATACCTATCATAGGACCCAGGTTTAAACATACTACCCCCACCGTATTGGAAAATAATATTGTCGCTGACTTTCGGAAAGTCCTTCATTGCTTTCGCATAATCTTCTGCATTTTTTTGTAATTCTTTTGGCTTTGGTGCGTTTGTTGTTTTCATCCAACTCTTAATATTCGTAAGAATTGAAAGTAATGATGGTTCAGAGTCCATCACCAAACCTTCCAAAAATCCTGGTTTGTTTTTGAATGCTAATAATAGTTTGTTAATAACAAAACCAAGAAGCATTTTATTCTTTTGTAGTGGAGTTTCTTTGTCAAATCTATATAGATAATTAACAACATCCTCAGCTGATAATCCGTATTTAGCGAAGTCAGCAGAATCCACCGTGTTAATCAATAAAATATCTGAGCTTGGGAACAAGTCTTTGGGTGATACAACTTGAGATATTGTCTCAACATTCGAACGAGCTTGTCTGAATGATTTTGACGTTCCTTTTTCAGCACCAACTTGTTTGTCGTGGTGGTCTGTGTGAATCTTGAACATTGGTTTACCATGTGCGAAATCAACTAAAACCGGCATCACATCACCTTCAGCATCATTCTTCTTAACCGCAAATTCTTTATCACCATATTGGATGATATGTGCTCCCACAACATCAATACCATTGTTTTCAAGGTATTTCTTCATTGCAATTGCTGTGGTAACACCATCCAAGTCTTGGTGAAAATAGATTTCGGCCTTGGGATATCTCTTCCTCAAAGCCGAAATATCTCTTATACCCGTCTCCTTAATTAATTTCTTCATTTAGAATGAGAACCAACCTGGTCTATATGAATCCCAAATTTTATACCACATAGGTTTTTTCTTTTCTAAAGCTTTTTCTGTTTCTTCACCCCATTTTCCATCTGTTGGATATACTCCCAACATACTCTGAAGTTTCATGATAGCCTTTTCAGTTTGTGAGTTTGGACCTGTTAGTCCATCAACCTCCAATCCTGCATTCATAACATTTTTATCGTTCAAAAATTTTTGAACAGCCATTGTCAATTTTCTATCCTCACCTTGTTCTTTGATTACCATCTTAACAATTTTAGTTAAGTCAGCTTCAGTGAGTCTGATTACTTTTCCCATATTAATATTTTAAAGTTAGTAAGTATTTTGATTTATTGATTAATGCTAACATTTCATCTCTGATGTTTAACAAGTCAGTATCATATCTACCATCAAGTTGGTCAGACATTCCTACTAAGAATTCAGTAATACCGTCCATAAAGTTTTGAACACTCAAAGACGTGATATCTTGAAACATCAAACCAAACTCAGGCTCGAACTCAGGTCTTCCGTATTTACCCATCATAGATTCAGTAAAATCATCAATTAAGTCACCAAGTCCATCGTAAATTTTACCATAAGTTTTATGTTTTGCATCACCAAAAGTCTGCCAGTGTAAAAATTTAAATTGAAGTTGTATTTGAAGTAATTTTTTTATTAATTCCTCTTTCATAAAAATACTTTTCTATAAATATACTGACAATAAAAAAAGGGGTTATAAAACCCCTTCTTTAAAATCTAATTTTGTTTGTTTGTTTTTATCAACGAAATGTTGGACTCTATCTTTGGCAACTTTCGCATAGTTTTCACTAAGTTCAATACCAATCCATCTTCTTCCTCCTATCTCTGCGGCACATAAACTTGTTCCACTCCCAGCAAACGGGTCGAGAACCAAATCATTTCTATAAGTAAGAATCTTGATTGCTTTCATTGGGATATCCAATGAGAACGTCGCTTTGGTCATTTGTTTTGTATCAGCAAAATAATCCCACTGACCATAAACCAAATCCATAAATTCTTTCTTATGTTCCTCTTGATAAACAGTTTTCTTTTTGGTTGTTCCGTCCTCTTGTTCTAAGTCCACGATTTCTCCAACCCACTCAGGTTCACCCTTAACTTTCTTGATATGTGTTTTCTTGTAAGCCAAAATTACACACTCCTTTGGGTTATATATGTATGGTGCTGACGGAGACATCCATGAACCCCAAGCAGTAGTCTTACTTCTATGAGGAGAATCTTCCTCCAAATCAACAATCCCATAAAACTTGAATCCAATGTTTTTCATAATCTGCCAAACCTCAGAGACCATTAAGATTCTTCCACCTTTATCTTGTCTGTTAATTTCATAAGGAATGTTAATCGCAATTCTACCATCGTCCTTCAATACTCTATACGCTTCTCTCAACCAATTGGCACTAAACACTTTATATTGGTCAAACTCCAAATCATCATCAAATGAATCATACGCAATACCAACACCATATGGTGGGGACGTTACAATCAAATCAACACATGATTCCGGCATTTCAGACATAACCTTAATACAATCACCATTGATAACCTTTCCTACGTAATTCTCCATTATAACTTTCCTTCTTGTTTTAATTGTTCTCTAATTTTTGTCGCAGATATTTCACTGACTTCTTGGGGTGGAATGTGTTCGATGATGTCATATCCAACACCTCTCCCGAAGTTTACAGATTCAATATCAGGTATAACCACAACTTTAACCCTTTCTTCAGCAATCAATTCCCAAAGCTCTTTCAGAATATTCGTGTGAACTTCGTGAGCGGCGAATGGATTTTTTTCATCAGGTTTCACATCTCTAATACAAATTAAAACGTTTTTACCCTCATTTAATCTTTGGTCAATTAACCACCTATGACCTGAATGCCATGGTTGCCATCTACCAATAAACATTGAATACTGTTTTGCCCCTGTGTTTTTGAGTTTGGGGTCACCCTCAACGTGAATTTTTTGCATAATCTAATACTTTTTTTGTTGATTCCTCAACACTTTCATTTGTTGTGTCAATGCTGAGATATTTTTCTGTCGGTGCTTCATATTCTTTAACGAAGAAGTCTTCTCTACCTCTTACGTCAGTTGTATGAATATAAACCTCAACAAGATTATCCCCCATCTTTTGTTTGAACTTATCTCTTTGGTCTTTGTAGGGGGAGACCAAGGAAACCACAACATCACTCCCTTTTTTATGAAGATATTGTGCAATTTGTTGTGCGAGTTCGATGTTTTTTCTTCTTCCTGTTTCAGAATAATCTTTATTCTCGAATAAATCTCTGAGGTCATCACCATCAATGTGGAATACACCTGGTTTATCCCAAAGGATTCTTTTACAAATAGTTGTCTTACCTGAGCCAGGTTGTCCTGTTAACCAAATTATCATTTTTCTAAGTTTTTAATTTTTCTATCGAGGTAAAATGCTGCCTTTTTCAAATCCTCCAATTCTTTGGTATCATCTTTCTTACCCGCCCTTGCAACATATTTAACCACATTGAAAAGATAAGCATCATATTCCAACCCCCACGCTTCACATACTTTAATTACTTCGTAGGGGTTATCCACTCCACCATAGTGAGCAGGTCCATTTACCATTTCTTTTATATTAGAATTTTCGACTATATCTTTTGTAGTTTCAACAGTGTGTCGAAATAGTTCTTTACCTTCTAATTTTTTCATAACATCTGTAATTTCCATTTTAAAACTATTCTTCTTTTTTATAATTGGGCAGTAATATGTTTTCCAACTAGGATGCCAATAGAACCAACCATTCGTTGTTTGTTTATCTATATCATCAATTTTTTCCAATTCAAGCGTTTCGAATGTTATTTCACCCCATTCACTAAGAATTTCAAAATCTCGTTTAGCCATGTGTATTCCTTCTTCATCACCTCTCGGGTTGTTAAAAAAAGAAAAAATACCGTCGTCTTTCAAAATATTGGGGACGTGTTCTTCAAATCCATATATTTCCTCGTCCCATGTGTCTATATAAATCCCATCAAACTTTGGCATGTATTTAACATACCATTGCCAATCTCCATACATTATCCTAACCCTCGGATTCAAGTGCCAACCATCCTCAAGTATTTTAGTATAAACATCAAGATGAGGTTCAATAATCCAATGTTCTTGAATATCATATTTTTCGATAAACGAATCAACCAAACCCATTCCAAAACCTACATTAAGAATCTTACCACCTTTCTTACATATTATTTCCGCGGATTTTTCCATAATTGGAGTTTCCCAATCCATCATTACAGCATTACCATTTTCATCTAAAAGTCTACCATCCTCAGTATAAGTAAGTTTTTGATTAATGTAGGCTTTGTTATTCATATTTCCACGAATTTTTATCAATTTTAGTCATTATCTATCATAATATCAATTGGTTTGTTAACAATATTTCCAAGGTGTGCAATAAAAACAATACTGTTGTTTATAAAAATTGTTTGTCCATTCGAATATATTCCAGTTGAATGGTGTGCGTGGCCGAATAAATGATATTTTGGTTTTTTTATTTCGACATATTTTTTCAAAGCTAAAGAACCAACACTTTGTCCATTTTTAATATCAAAAATTCCTTTAGGTGGTCCGTGTGTTACTAATATATCAACTTCATCATCTTTAGTCATTTTTTCAATATCCACATCCTTGAAAACGTTATGGGTATTTTTCACAATTACTTCTTTCAAACACACACTCAATCCGTATATTTTTAGACTCAAAATTTCACAAACGTCGTTATTTAATATGAAAAAATTTTCATCACCTTTCATATTCTGAGTTTTTTGGTCATGATTACCAGGGACTAATATTTTATATGTGTATGGTAAACTTTTGAACCATTGTGAAACATCTTGTTCAGTTAATTTTCCTTTCAAATCGAAAACATCTCCACTATGTATAAGGATATCTCCCCCGTTGAATTTTAGTTCTGAGTGTGAGCCATGTGTGTCCGAGATATGTGTTATTTTGACCATTCTGTTATTGATTCCATGAATT